GCCGGAGCGATAGCCGCCGCGTAGCGGTAGAGCTTCGCCACCGTCCCCGCATACATCCATTGAGTGCCCGCTGCCTCCAGGCTTGCCGGCTGCTGCTCGCTGTAGAAGGCCCCGATGACCGCCGCGGCCGGGGCACCGGTTGCGTTGTCAAGCGCGTTCTGGCCTGGAATGCGGCGATAGCTCGTGAAGTCCGGGAAGGCGTTCAGGGCCTCCGTCGCGCCGGGGTTTTGGAAGTCGGGAAGGTCTGGCCGGTACTCACCGAGGGGAATCATGACCACTCCGCTTCAGCAGGAGCAACCGGCGTCCATGTGCCGCCAGCGCCGGACACGACAGCCCATGAAGCGGACGCACCGGAGACCGGCGCCCAGATTGAGCCCTCCTCGCCAATCTCCAAGCCGAACGTCAGCAGGCGCGTGATGCTGCCCTGCGGCCCTACACCGAAGGTGATGAGATCGCCGGCCATCAGGTCGCCCGCGTGATCGTGGTGGGCGTGGTCGCGTCGTCGAGCGTGAACGTCATGGCCGCCGTCGTGCCGTCCAGCTTATTGGCCGTAAGCGTGGTCGACGCGACTTCCTTTTCCGCCAGCATGGCCCAGATCATGTAGAGGAGCTGCGGCAGGGTCGCGGTCGCACCGTCTGCGGCATAGCCTTCGGTGAGTGCAGCGGAGCCAGTTGCCGACAGCGCATAGCCGGTCTTCGATGCAGCAGCGACGACAACACCGTCAGTCCCGGTGTCCGCCAGGATGCTGTCGACGTTTGTATCGATAGTGTCAATCTTGCCGTCCAGCGTGGTGCCGGTATCGACGAGAATTGCATCGACATTTGCATCAATCGTATCGACGCTGGCCTGCGTGGCGAGTGCGGTGAGCCCCGCTCCGGCCGCGCCGATCACCGCTGTATCGACCAGGATCGCATCAACAATGCCGTCGATGGTGTCGACACTCGCCTGTGTCGCCAAGGCGGTGAGGCCCGCCCCCGCAGCCCCGATGACGGCGGTATCTACCAGGATGTCATCAACGATGCCGTCAATAGTGTTGATCTTGGTATCGAGAGTCGTGCCCGTGTCGACCAGAATGGCGTCAACGTTGCTGTCGATAGTGTCCACGCTGGCCTGCGTTGCCAGCGCCGTCAAACCAGCACCGGCCGCACCGATCTCGGCAGTGTCGACCAGGATGGCGTTAACGTCGGCGCCCACGTCGTTGCCGGTCTGCGCCGTGCCGCCAAGGTGGGTGGCATTGACGCTTGAAGCGCCCGCCACACCCTCGGCCGCCATGATGCGGAAGCTGCCCAGGATGAAACTCACCGTCTGGGTATCGATGGTGACGGCCGAGATGACGACGGTGTACTGCGAGCCGACCGCGTAGAAACCGGCGTCCGTGTCGTCGCTGAGGTCGATGGAAATGCCGTGGATGCCGGTCACGCCGTCGAAATCGATGCCGTCCGTATCGAGGAGCGCGTACCCAGCATCAGAGGCGCGCTGCGTTACCGAGCCGTTCTTGTAGATTTCCACGTCGCTCGCGAGAAGACCCGTGAGCGTGATGCTCTGCCCGTCGCTGCCGAAGCTGTCGAACAGCACGTAGATCGTCGAACCGGCCGGATAGGTATCGAGGAGCTTGCCACTCATGCGACCAGCCTCATACGTTCAAGTTTCAAGCCGGTGGTGAGGCCGGCGCCGATGACAGCGCCACCGGGGGCCTCGATGTCCGTCGCGGAGAACGTGTCGATGTGGATGCCGCCGGCATCTGTCGCATTCAGGAACGCCCGGATGCCGGCTCGGCCTGCAACAGTGAGGGCAGTATCCGTGATCGGGCCGATGCGGAGAACATCGTCGACATAGAGGGAAATCTGGTCCCCCTCCATGCGCAAGCGCATCACGCGCTCGTCACCGGCGCCTAGAGGATCGCTGTAGCTGCTGCCCAGTTGGGTGTAGGAGCCCGCGACAATTTTATATAGGTCGAAGGCCTCATTGGCGGCGTTGTTGTTATAGTGCGCAAAGTACATCGTATCGGCCGATGTACTCATGCGCCCGCCGATGCCAATGCCGCCATTCAAATCGGAGAGGAACCGGACGGTCCCTTGAACTTCATAATCAGCAGCGGCCGGCGTGCCCGATGCGTAGTACCCGGCGTTACTGGTGTCGTCGACATGCCGGCAACGGTTGGCATCCGAGATGACCAGCCCGCCGGCATAGGTGCTGTTCTTTACCCACGTTGCGCCCGTCTCGCCGGTATGGCTCTCAAGAGCCGTCGCGCTGGTATCGGTGAAGGTATCCGAGACGAACGTCGCCATCAGGGCTGCCGACCAGGGAACGTTGGCGCCAGCCCCTTGCCGACCATCTCGATCAGCTCATCCGTCGTGGTCGCGGCCGACAGGTCGGTATCGCAGCGTGCGGCAACCTGATTGATCGCGCCAGTGTCGCCCGGCACCAGAGTGCGGGTCTCGCTGTTCGGCAGGGCAATCCAGCCCTCACGCGCGGTCACACCGGCATGATCTACGGCGTCGACCTCGATCAGGCACCAGTCGTAGACGGGCTGGCCGTAGGTTGGGCTCTCCGGGTCTTCATCGGTGGGGATGATTACGTGCCAACCGTCAAGCCCCTCTGACGGCGTATCAGCACGATACGGGTCCGCGAATGAACCGATGCCGATCAGCGGTGCGATGTAGTAGGACTTTGACACTGCTCTTGCCACTCTTCCCCGCCCTCGCTGATCCCGAGAAGCATTGATGTGAGATTTGCTACCGGCCCGCGAACACGCTACGGTTGCCGGTATGCCGTGGTTTGCCCCCATGTTCCGGTTCCTGGCCGGCGGCCTCTCCGAGGAGGAGATGACCGTCCTGCGGTCGCTTCCTGACGCCGGCACGACGGGGCACCGGGTGGTGACGGGCAGGCTGCGCAAGGTCTGCCGCAGGCTGGCCCGCATGGGCTATGCTCGGCGCACCAAGTGGTCGCGAGGCGGGATTCGCATGTACCAGCGCACGCCTGAAGGTGACGCGCTCACCCGTAATTGATATTGAACGGCCGCGAGACACCGATCTCCGTCGCCAGCGTGCCGGCCGACAGGATGGCCGTGTTCTGCTGCCGCAGTTGCCGCAGTTCGTCCGTCTCGGCCATGCGGTGCAGATTGGCCCGCGGCTCGTCACGCATCACAAAAGCCGCAACCAGGGCAGCGGACCTGTGATGGATCAGCATCTCCGCATCTTCCGTCCAGGCATTCGTATCCCCATCGGCGGAGAGGGCCGTCAATTCCTTCCGATAGGTCAGGGTCATCGTGTAGACAGCATCCGGGATATCCCGCAGGCGAAACTGGCTCGCCAGGACAGACCACCAGGTCGGCCGTCCCGTATCGTCCGTCTCGAAATTCGCGTCCATCCATTGATTGGCCCTCCGAACCAGCCACTCCTTGGTCGAACTATCGGCTAGCTGCATGCGCTTGGGCGCCTGGAAATCGGTGGGCAGGGCGTAGAATTCCTGAGCGGCAACGGTGGCAGCCGTGGCCTGCGCCTCGTTGAACCAGAAATCCATCTTGGCGTAGTGCGTGATCGCCCGGAGAACGTACCGGTTTATCTGCGTCGTCAGGTCCGAGCGGTTGAGATCGTCGGCGATGTTGGCCTTGACGTTCGCGAACGTGGTCATGCTGCCCTCTTCAGGATCACCGCAGCCCGGTCATAAATCTTGAGCGCCCGGCCGTTGTTGTCAGCCCATGTCGTGAGCGTGGCCGCATAGCCCGCGTCGTCGGCATCGTCGGCAAGGAATGCCTCGCAGCAATCACCGAACACGTCGAAGAACTTCATGCGGTCGCCCAACAGACGCGGTGGGCCGTCGATAAGCCCGACCGCAAACCGCTTCGGCATGTGAGGCAGATCTGCTGCAACGTCATACCAGCCGTCTTTGATCGGACAGGTGACGAGCGCGATGTTCTTCACCCCCGCCTGATACGCCATGTGCTCCAGTTTCAGCGCGTACACCGGATGATGCTCCAGGCACCAGACAGTTTGGTCTGGATTCGCCGCCGCCATAAGGATTGTCGTCAGACCGCTGCCGGCCTCAATGATCGGCCCGCGCGCCTTTCTGGCGAGCCCCACGGCCAGGAACAGCACGTCCGTCTGCGCGCCCCATGGGTTATCCATAGCCTCTCGGGCCTCTGCGTAGGTCTCAGCAGTCTCTTTCCCGTCCCGGATGATCTCCGCGACGTGGCCCAGCGTGAGGCCCGCCTGGCGCCTCAGATTTGCCGCCAAGCTATCCCTGACGATCTGCTCCCCACAGTGGCCCAGCCGCATCTCGGCGGCGGCGTAGAGCTTTCCGCCCATCGCCCGCCACTTCATGCAGAAATGAATATCCCCGCCCCTGCGCTCGCCGTTCCAAATGTCGCGCTCGAAGAGCAGCGGGACCGGGCCGCTGGCATCCTTACGGAAGGACGGCGATTCAGCCGCCATCCTTTCCAGGACGTGACGCCTAATTCGCATGAAGCCTGTAGGCAGGCCCTCAACCTCAAGCAGTCCGCTCTCGTCAGGGACATAGACGCCCCTGAGATTGCGGACAGGCATGCTCTGTTTGCCGTGTCGGTCCCGGCGGTATGGATAGACGCCGCCGACCAGATCGCAGTCAAACTTGCATAGCGCAACTAGGCTTTCCGGTTCCCAGGACACGTCAGCGTCTAGGAACACTAGATCAGTGCAGTCGGAAACCAGGAAGTCGCGGACAACCGTGTTGCGGGCATCATCGACGTGGCAATTGCCCTGCAACAATAGATAGGCCGTGGGGACGCCCGCCTTGTGCAGGGCCTCCCGGCTGCTGGCGATTGAGAAGACATAGCTGGAGTCCGGGTTGTCGTAAGAGGTCGTGGCAAGCATGACCTTCTGCCCGGACGCAGAAGGGCCGGCATCGAAGAACAGATTGCTCATCAGTAGAACGCAACAATCGACGTTACGTCCGTTCCTGTGTCGCTCACTTCCGTTACCTCAATCGGGATGAATGTTCCCGCCGCAATCCCAGCGAATGCCACGGTGCGGCCCTGTGCGGTCACGACCGTGAGGTTTCCCGAGCCGGCGCCGCCGATCCACAGCCCCAGCGTCGGAGCAAGAACCGTCGTGTCATTCGGCGTGACGGCGATAGCGTCGGTAGCGACGACGGAGAAATCGACAATCATCTGTCATCCCTCGAAAGAAAGCGGGGCCGGCTGCTGCACCGGCCCCATGGGTTTACGCAGTCACGATCAGGCCGAGATTCTCCAGCGCCGCATAGAGCCGGAGAATACGGGTTTCATTGAGCGCCGTAGTCGCGGTGGCGGTAGTGACCGCCGTGATAGTCGGCCGGGCAATGGGCGTGGTGAGCCCATAGAAGCCGATCAGGTCGCTAGACGACTGCCCGAGGAGAGTGCCGTCGGGGTTGCCGTTCGAGAGGTGGTGAATTGCCATGTTTCAATCTCCTCAGTTCAGGCCGAGACGGCAGGCCAGCTCGGGCCGGGTCGTCTTGTAGCCGTACAGCACGTCGATACGGCACGGCAGGTTGTCGTTGTTGATGTCGTAGTCGCGGATGATGCGCATCGAAATGCCGTCCATGACCTGACGAGAGGCGAAGTCCACACCCTTGGGCATGATCAGATCGGCCGTCGCGAACGCGAAGGCGTCCTTGTGATAGCCCATGCTGATGTTGTAATCGGCCGCGTTGCCAACATCAGTGGTCGTGTCCGACTCGTTCTTGTGAAGGGCCTTGTCGTTGGCAAAGCCGGTGACGTTCTGCTTGGCACCCGAGGTCACGATGTTCGGGCTGATGGCGAGGCTACCGCCGCCGGCTCCGGGGGTGGATGTGGCGGTCACGACAAACCGCTGAAGCTGCCCGGTCGAGACCTTGGTTTCCGGATGCACGCGGAAGCAATCGGCGATGTGGAAGATATCGCCCTTGTTCCACGAGCCGGCGCCAGTATCGACGTTCAGCAAGCCCGCCGAACCATCGGCCTCACCAGCAGCGGTATCGGTGAGGTAATCGCCGGTACCGTCGTCAGTGCCGGTGGTGTGGATCGGCCACAGGGTGTTCTGCATCACGTCCTGGAAGCCCAGGAAGTTCGCAGCCACCATGCCCTCACGGAAGTTCTTGCTGAGCTTGGCCGGGTCGTTGAACAGGCCCTTCAGCGCGTCAACGAGGTCCATGTTGTCGGTCGTGTTGAGGTTCAGCGTGCGGTCACTGACCGGCGCCAAGTCATCCGTCAGCTTCTTGCCCACCTGAAGCACGAAGTTGACAGTCGCGTCGGCACCCAAATCCGACACCTCGTTGTACACGTCCTTGTACATGGACATGGCATCGCTCTCAATGTTCGCCGCCAGGACCGACATTGCCGGCTTCAGGATGCGATCCGAGAAGTCCTGCAACGACAGGGTCATGTCGGCCGAGGTAAACGCGATGTCGACACCCTTCTGGGTGGCGACCTGGAGCGTTACGCTCGACTCGACAGTGTCCTGCACGTCGATGGTACGGCCGGTGCGGACCGTGTACTGGTTCGGCAGACGAATCTTCAGGCTGTCGCCGATCTTCGCGCCGGACTTGGCGAAAGAGTCGTCATACTGCCGGTTGATCGTGCCGATGAAGTTGAGCTTCTGGTGGAGGATGCGGAGCGCTTCGCGCGTTACCGCAGTGGGAGTCAGAATCGTGTTGGACATGAGGAAAAGATCCTTCTAAGGGCATGCCGCGTCTCACGACGGGGCTACGGGGGAGTTTAGCGGGCTCGCGCGGCCCGCTCCTGCGCATCACGACGCTTCGTCCATTCCTCAATCGAAAGATCGTCCCGGAGCCGAGAATCCGTCTTCCCTTTGGCTTGGACGGTCGGCACGGGCTTTGCTTCCGTGGGTTTGGGCTTGGTCATCGCCTTACGCTGCTTTTCTGCCAACTCATGGCCGATATGGGCGAGGTACAGGAGCTTGACGTGACGCGGATCGATCACGGCGTCGACCTCCTTCTGAGTGAGGCCGGCTTGCGTCATGCCGAAGTCCCTGAGCTTGCTCACCAGCTCGGGGCCGAAGTTGGGGATTTCCTTCCTTAGAACGGCTTGGCTTTCCTCGACACGTTTGTCGTGGTCACGACGCTGTGCCTGAGAGCGCTCGTCGATCTTCTGGCGCAGTCCACCGGACAACGCCACACGCTGGTCTTTCAACCGGCTGAATTCGAACCACAGTGCTTGCGCGCGCGGCGCATCCTGTTGGCTCAAAGTCTGCCAGTCGACCTTCTCGAATTCCGCGATGCGCCCGTTGAGCGCCTCGATCTTCGCGAAGTCCCCGATAAATGCCTCTTGCGCCTTGGTATGCTCTTGGAACGCCGTCTGGCGTGCCTCAAGTTCCCGGCGCGTGTCGGCGACCTCCTGGGTCTTCTTCGTGTAGTCCGACTGCATCATGAAGAGCGGCTTGAGCGCCTTGGGGATGGCATGCTTCTTCCCCTCATGCTCGATTTCGTCCAGCTCCTCGGGCTCGGCTTCCTCTTCCTCACCCTCTTCGCCGTCGCCCTCTTCGGGTTCGGCTTCCGTGACTTCCTGCTCCTCGCCTTCCGGTTCGGCTTCGGTATCAGGCGTGGTCACGTCGTCATCTTCATCAGGCAGCATAAGAGTCCACTCCTCAGGGGTTAGTGGCAGTCATGAAAAAGCCGCCTAACGGCGGCCGGCAGCAGCAGGCATCGGACGGGGTTGCGGTGGGGGCTTCATCGCATCCGCGATTACCTCCAGCCGATCCGTCTGGGCTGCAAACTTGTCTGTCTCGGCGCCCATCATGCCAACGGACTTGTCCGCCTTCATGCCGGCAGCCTGAAGCTTCAACATTTGGTTTTCCTGCGTGAGCTTCTGAAGCTCGGCCTTCATCTTCGCCATCTCCGGGTTTTCACCCTGGGCCGCGGGATTCATGGCCTTCAGCCGCTCGGCAATCTCATCGGCGCCCGGCCAGTCCAGATTCTTGAACAGCAGATCGCCGGCAACCTGGGCCAGCGGCGGGAACGCTTGGACCATCTCGACCATGCTCTGAGCGGCCTCCTGCCGGAGCGTCGTGTAGCTCGGCCCGGTCTCGACCGTCAGGTCGTACTTGCCGGCAGTCAGGTCAAACACCTTCATGATCGGGTTGCCGTCCGGCCCCTGCTGCGGCAGGCCCCCCGGCCCCTTGACCGGCGTCGGCTGGCCAAGCGGAACACGATCAACCGACCCGTCATTGCCCAGCACGCGGATAATCCGTTCCCCCGTGTAGACCTTGGGGATCAGGTCGATGATCACCCGGCCAACCTGCCTGATACCGCGAGCCAAGTTGTCCAGGAAATGAAATGTTGATGTATCGCCTTCGCGCTGGAGGTTACGAATCGCGACACCGGAGACAGCGTTTGATTTCTGTCCGAGCGCCGGCTCGTACATGCCCATGATCGCCTTCATGTCGTCCGAGGCGTTGAGGGCCTCCTGGAGATGCCCGGCCGGGACACCCGCGAAGGCTTGGCGCTGGGGCGGAACGTCGCCGTCGTACTGGATGAAGCTGTGGTTTTGCGTGTTCGCCGTATCCCACTTCGCCAGATCGGTATCGAACGTGCCGGATTTGCCGATGAACGGCGCCCTGGGAGCCAGCGCAACCAATTCGGTTGCTGACGTGCGCCAATAGTTGAACATCTGCTGGGCGTCTTTGGCGCTGTGAATCAGGCTGCGGAAGTACCGCTTGCCCTCCAGGTTGATCTCGTCGCCATAGACGGGGATGATCGGGATGTACTTCCCGCCCCACTCATGCTCCTCGAGAACCTCGGCGCCGGTCAGCAGGCACATCTTGACCTTGTGCGTCTTGGTCGTGCGCGTATCGACAATCTGGACGCCCTCGGCCTCGGCCAGATCGGCACCCTGCTCGAATGTCTCGCGATCCATGACCCGGCCGTCCGACAGCATCACCAGCTCGCGGTCGGCCTCCTCACGGAACCAGTACTCTGCGACCAGGACGTTATCGCCCTCAAGCCACGGCTCGCCCAGCCCGGTATAGCCCTCGGAATCCCAGTCGACCTTCTCGGCGTCCTTGTACTTCGCCTCGAATTCCTTCTTGGACATGCTGTCGACAAAGAACGCGACGTTCCAATCCGAGCTGTCAGCCGCCGTGCTGTCGGGATCACCGAACACCGCAAAGGGATTGGCGACCCGCTCGATCCTGAGTTCCCGGTCGAACGTGTCGTCGTGCGCGTATTCGATGGTGACCCGGATGTACCCGATCCCACCTGACACCGCGAAGTCCGCAGCCGTGTCGTAAGCCACGTCGGCATTGCTGGACTGTTCGATATTGCGGATGAGGCCGTTGAATATCTCCGCCGTCTCGGGATCAGACCCGCTGTCGACCGGCCGCACCTTGATCTGCGGCTTGTTCTGCCGGGCATCGTTGACCACCTGGCGGATGAAGCTGGGCAGCTTGTTGATCGTCAGGCAGGGCTTGGCATCCTTTTCCCGCTGCTTCCTGATAGCCTCAGGCCATTGATCGTCGAGACGGGCGAACCGGATATCGTCCTGCGCAGTCTGGTAGTTCTCAGAGTGCCAGTCCTGACAACGGGTGAAGGCTTCCTTGGCCTCTTCCAGGATTTCGTCGTCGGACTTGGAGGAGTAGGAGTCGCCTTTAGCCATTAAGCAACGCCCATAGAATCCACGGCGTTGCGATTGCCAGTGCGCACGCTGTCAACACCATCAAATCCCCGCGCTCGCTCATCCCACAACCCCGCCATCGTCATCCACCGGCTTAATCTCAACAATCTCGCCGAGGCGCAGCCCCATGCTCGTAAACCGCTCCTGTTCTTTCGCGGTCGGCTCCCTGACGCTGACACGACAATCAACCTCACGGCCGAAGACGACGGCCCCCACGTCATTCGCCCACCAGCCCAGCGCGTCTTTCATCCCACAGCCCCTCCGTCGTCAGACCAGCGGGCTATTTCTGCCGCCCGCTCTTGAGCCTGCTCCCGCGCAATGCCGGGGGCCATAAGCCGGCCGAGAATGCGGAACGCTTCTCTGGTGACCTCTACCGGTGTAAGCAGGCGCTTTGGTTCGCAACTCATCCCATCCACCCACCCTGTACCACCGGCCGCTCTACCGTCACCTTGGCAGCCCGGCGGATCATGCTCGGAAAAAGCTCGGTCAACGCCCACACCAGTGCGTCAGTACGGTCAGGACTACCGTCGCCCTCATAACCCGCTGCCGTCATCTGACACATCTGGTTCTCCAGTTCGATGAACGTGCCGACATGCGAAACCCGGTCTGCACTGTACAGGGCTGAGATCGGCTCGGCCCGGACGTGCTTTCCACGACTGGCCCGGACCTCGATAATCCGCACATTCGGCCGGATGCTTTGCAGGGTGTGCTTCACCATGTCGCCGCCCTGGTTCACTTCCACAACGATGCCGTCCGCCTCGTACAGGTCATGTGTCGCTAGAGCCCGCTGCGCCCACTCCTGCGGCTTGCCCTTGATCGTCGCGTCCGCCAGGACGTACCCGCGCTTGTCGACGCCCTGCCCTGCGCAGATGATCCCGTGCTCATTCGATCCGGGCTCGCTCGATACCGCAGGGTCGACCGCCACGAGCACCCGCTCCATCTCCGGTGCTTCCTGCCGGCGGTTGCGGCGGAAGTTGTCCCGGTCCCAAATCGCCCCGATAGCCATCGGCTCGTATTCCCCGAGCCAGATATGCCCGTAGCGGCCGGGGTTGTTGAGCCGGTCATGTTCCCGCTCGGCCGCCAGTTCCTTGGGGAAAAACGGGTTGTCGCTGTAGTTCACCCTAACCACTGCCGCGTCGGCTGGGGGGTTAGGTCCCCTGAGAAGCTGGTCGACCGGATCGGTGGCTGAGCGAGGATTCCAGGAGAACCACAGTTCGGATCCGTCCGCCCGGATCGTCGGGCGCAGCATTTCGAGGCTGCGGGCGCTGAGCGTCTGGGCTTCTTCCACCCATGCCCAATCGAAGCCCTCCAGGCTCTTGATCGACTCCGCGGTGTGGTCCTGCATGCCCTGGAACAGGATGACACCCCCGCCGGGCGTGCCGATCTCCGTATTCAGAATGTTGAATTGCTCCCCTACGCCAAGAGCGCCGATCTTGTCCTCGATCAGCCGCTTGGCCGATTCCTTCAGCGTCTTCTGGACTTCACGGATGCAGACCCCGCGCGATCCGTTGCGCATCAGACAACGCTCAACCCCCAGCTCGGCGAAGAAGTGCGACTTGCCAGACCCCCGGCCTCCGTATGCGCCCTTGTAGCGGCTGGGCTCCAGGAGCGGCAGGAATACCCTAGGAGTCGGGATTTGTAGGGTCGACAATGCGGCGCTCGATCTGCACAGGGCCGCCGCCAGGCCCGACAAGCTCCTGTGTCACCTTGTCGCCGTACTTCTTCGGCGCCAGCTTGGACATGAGCCATTTGCGGGAGTCGACCCGGAGCTTTGACCGCTGGACGTGCTCGCCGTTGAGCTGCCAGGATTCGGATTTATCCTTGCCCTCACGGCACATCCAGTCGTTCTCGCCGTCGTCGGAAATATCAAGGATTTCCTCGGCGTAGTGATCGGCCTGAGCTTCGCGCGCGCGGGCGTATTGGGTACGGAATTCGGGGAAATCCTCAACCCACCGCAAAACGGTCGGCCGCGAAGGCATGATCTGGTCCCGGCAGATCGCCCGCAGGCTTTCCCCATCTGCCAATCGGCGGCATATCTCAGCGCAGGTGTCCGTGTTGTAAGATGACGGACGTCCTGGGCCTCGCTGGATGGCTGGAGCAGGAACGTTGGGCGTCAGCGGCTCAACAGCCATCTAGCACCGCTTCCCGCCCTTGCGCTTTGGCTTGGCCTTGCTCTTCATCCATACCCGTTCCTGGCGGAGGTACACGGCGAGCTGTTTGCGGCGGGCGGGGGTCATTTGCGAGCCTCAAAACACATGGAAGTCACATCGGCCATGTCGACCACCGCATGCGCACCGATGCGGCACATACGACTAGGACAATCCGGCGGATTGAACTGCTCCATTCGGTTCAACGCATTTTCAGCCTGCTCTTTCGAGACAAGCCAGCCGTCTTGGCGGCCGTCTTTGTACTTGACCTCGAAATAGCCCGTTGTCTCCGTCATGGCATGGGCCATTCAGAAATCACGCCCTCGTCGACCGGGCCGACGTACCAATCGTCATCGTAGATACCCTCGGGCTTGTCGCCGTAAGCCTCCTCTATGCTCGGCATGCGCTCCAGGGAACTGAGGGGCAACCATTGCCGGCAATTGCGAAACTCGACACTGACCCGCTCACCGTCAATTTCCCTGGCAATGCCTCTCCTCAAATCACCCATTATTCGGCGCGGGTGTTCGCGCCAAAGCACAGCGTCACCGGGCTCAATCGTCTGGCGCAGCACGCCTTCTGTCACGGCGTAGGGCCTCCGTCGTCGGACCAGCGAACAGCAAAACGCCCGCGAGCGGAATGCTGGCGGGCTGTCATGTTGCGGCGCGGTATTGGAGCGGCTGAGGATGCTCCGCACGTTCGGGTGAAGCGGCTTCCAGGTCGCCAGGAAGACATGACGCTTCGACCCGCCGGCCGAACAGGTCCATCCATATCTTGACCGCCGCCCCGGTGTCAACCCCAATTAGGGCTAAAAACCCGGCAAACGGGCCAGCCGTGACTCGGACCGTCGCCCCGTGCTTCCAGCGTTGCCGCTCAACCGGGCTGGGAAGGGCACACAGGCCGTTCGCGTCTCCCCTGCCCCTGAGGTCGGCTAGGGCGTCCGCACTCAGCTCCAGCGGCCCCGCAGGACCGTGCAGGACCGTCGAGACGCCTGGGGTTGTGTTGATCGCGTAGATCGACTGGCCGGGGTGGACGGCGGCGAAGATGTACCGGGGGAGCTGCGAGCGCGTGACCAGCCGCTCCTGCCGGGCATGCCGGACGGTCTTCCGGTGATGCAGCCAGAAGGTTTCGTAGCCCTGGCGGATCAGGTGCTCGAGGGCGAATTGCTCGCGGTTGGCATTCGTATAAACGACGTACCAGGGCATGGTCATTCCTTGGGCCGAGCGGAGATCATGGCTTTATAAGCTGCCGTGTCATCAAAGCATGCCGCCGCCTCATCTTCCATTTCCCGCGTCGGCTCCAGCGGCGCGATGCAGTAGCCGGCCTGCTCTAGATGGCGTTCCAGCAACTTGCGCATCCCGGCGGCCACTTCCTCGGGCTCTTCAACGTCCGGGCCGAGTGCGCCGGCAAAGACTGCTTCGACAATCCCGTGATATCCCATCTCAACTCTCCGAGGCGCCGTTGCGGGCGATGATCGTCTCGCCGAGCTTGACCAACATGGTGCCAAGCGGACCTGGGATGGCGCGGGCTTGGTCGATTGCTGCCATGGTCCGAAGCCGAGTGTGCAGGTTGACCCTCTCCGGCCGATGATAGTCCGGCTCGGTCAACCGCTTCATCGTCGTGTCTTCCGGCGTGAATTCCCGACGCTTCCGCCGCAGTGACCGGATAGCCTCGCAGAACGCTCCCGGCGTCGGCCAGAAGCCGCGGCTGTGATCCAGCCGAAACTCTCGCCATGCCGCTGCAACCTCATCCGCGTTGCTTGCCTCATCGGCCACAGCACGCGAGAACGCCGACACCCAAATCGCCATGTCCTCAGGCGTCTTTGCTCCCGATGGCGGCTGGTAGCAAACGCGGATTTCTTGCAGGACTTGGTTGATTGCCTGGACCATTGACACGCTGATTGACGGCTCCGAAGACGACTGCGGCTGCATCGGCTTGCTCCTGGGCACGGGATTTGGGACGACGGTCGAGGAAGGCTGGCGGCTCGAAAGGATCACCGGTCGGCATGGGTTTGGTCCGCCGCGCTACGGCATCGGCAATCGGGCCGTCGAAATAGTTCAAGCTGCTTGGCGCCTTGCCGAGCTTGGCAACCACGGCGGTGATTGTTGGGAAAATATCCAGCTCGGGGTCGGCTCCGCTGCCCAGCCAAGTTTCGACCCTGGCGTAGTGCAGCAGATTCGGGCTATCGCCGCAGAGAGCGAGCACACGCTCGCCAACGGCTTTCAAGCGAGGGTCGCGTGCGCAAGCATCAGCACTCTTTCCTAGGTCTTGGTCCAAGGTCCTAGGTCCTAGGTAGGGGGGTGAAACCTCGCGAGGGCTCGCGAATTGTCGCGAGGGTTCTCCGGGAGCCGGCAAGCGCGACTTTGATGCCCGGTCAATCTTCTGATGTTCCAACCAGTTAGTGACCTGTGCATAGGTGGTGTCATCCACGACGTAGCGATGAATGCTCCTTACCCGCTCCAGCTCGCCAAGCCACCCTTCGATCAGGTCCGGTGCATCGTCGTCGTATGGGTAGAGAAGGCTCGCGAGCATTCGCGACGCCGCGCGAAGCCTCCCTTCGTCGTCTGCAAGTGTCCACATGTTCACGAAAAGGAGACGCGCTTCGCGAGAGACCTTGCCCATCCTCTCCGACTGTGGAAATTCAGGCTTTATGGTGCGGATGCGCGCCACTACTCGCCCCTCTTCGGCCGGATCACCAGCTCGTAGCCGAGCGGGGCCAGTACCCTGTCCATCATGTCGATGCGGGTGCTGCGCTTGCATTTCAGGATGCGCCAGACGGCGTTAGGGCAGAGCCCGGCCTTGCCGGACAGCGCGCCGGGATTGGTTTCGAGCTGTACGATCAAGGCATACAGCTGCCGGATCAGCGGGTGGGCGGTATCTGATGGGGTGGCGATGCGCGTCATTTCCAAGCCCAGATCTTCTCCGGCGGCCCCTCGGCATGGGCAGCCAGACCGGCCGCGGTGATCTCGACCGTGACCTTGACCAGCCCGGCATCGGCGAGCGTCAGGCAGAGTGTCCTGAACGGCACCATGCCGTTGATGTTCTGCGGGCCGCCACGGATGAGGCGGTGAAGGGCGTGGTGGCCGCGATGGCTGAGCTTCATTTCGCCACCCCCTCCACCGCCGCCCTGAGCGCGTCCGCTGCGGTCATGCTGGTGTACCGTCCGGGTTGTAGCCCCCGCGAATAACCCCGTCTTTCCATTCCGTTCGATGGTCAGGGTGGATGCCGCACTCGCAGCTTCGCGGGCCATGAGTTACACACCAGAACGGCCTCTTGCAGTCAGGGCACCGCAGGGATTCACCGTTCTGGTATTCGACGATGAAGCTCATCCGACAAAGGCCGCACGTCAGCTTGTCGCCTAGCCCTATCTTCTCGCTCATACGCCCTCCAATGCTGCTCTAAGCCTGTCCGCTGCGGCGTGGACAGCCCTGTGCTCCGGCCGGGCCAGGACAGCCAGGAGAAGCCGGTCGGCAGCCAAGGCGTTGCACAGGGCCGTGGCGGCGGTAGCCAGGTCGAACAGCGGGAAGACTTCCTCGGGATGGTGGATAACGGCGCTCATGCCGCAATCCTTCCTCTGAGCGGGATACGATTGAACCGCAGGCATTCCGTCACCTGTTCGAGGGTGCGGCAGACATAGGCATCGGCGCCGGTTGCGAGGATCGCTTCGATGGTGCGCCTCTGGTCGGCCGACAACGTGCCGGTCGGCGCCTTAAGTTCGATGAAGACCGCCATACCGCGATAGATCACCAGAATGTCCGGTGTGCCGGCCTTATAGCCGAGCCCATTGAGGATCGCGCCGCGCAACCGCCCGCCCCCACCGGCCGGTATCGTTGTCCACCATGAGCCCTCAGGGAGGACGGCCGTGAGATAGGCGGCGACCGTGCGGTGGAAGGTCTGTTCGGGATTGCGGCGCTTCACTCGAAATCCCCCGCCCATCCGACATGCACCGGCTGGACCGGCCCACACTTGCTGCAATCGAGCTTCGGGAACTCGCACAGCTCGGATAGCCAGTTCTGCCGGTATTCCAGCGTGTCCGGGAACTTCATGAACCGGCCGCACTTCGGACACAGCCGCTCGAATGCCGGGCCGGACTGGTAGACGATGAGAGGGGCTTCATCGCGCATGTGGTCTGCCTATCTGGCCGTTAGGACCGGGAACCTATTAAATCTTGGTAATTAACCATAGGAATGTATGGATATGCCCTGGATCACCCGCTAGGGTCGCGCGCATGAACAACGGACACGGGCAGGGAACAATGGGGAGCATGCTAGGCGCTCACTTCAAAGAGCATCTTCGCCTGCGTCGGATGCTTATCGACGCGCGGCCGGGAATCTCGCGACCAAGAGCCGCCGCTTGTTTCACCGATCTGTCGCCACCCTGCCGCCGCAAGGCTTGTGCCCGGTTCCGAGGCCAGGATGTACGTGCCGATGCGCTTGTAACCGAGAGCGAAAGCCGCTCTGGCTGCGGCGCCGTAGAGGAACGAACATGCGTTGCGCGTGCCGTCAGTGCAGAGGCGCGTCACTTCAAGCGTCAGGCCGTCGTCCCTCATTCTCGCGACCGGGCGGCCGATGATCGCAACGCCGACAATCGCGTCACCCATTGCCGCGCCGATGCTGAACTTGTGCCCGACGACCGGCCTATGGTGGCGGTGATGCTGCGCCACAAAAGCGTTAGCCTCGGACAGAGCGAGCGGCACGGTAGAGAGGGCGCCCATCTACACCCCCGCCTCATCCGTGTCGTCCGGCAGCTCCGTCTCCCGCACGGGGTAGAGCACACAGGACAGAGCGAACGTCAGAAGAGCGCCGCAGAGCATGCCGAGGAGGAAGCCCATTACTCGGCTGCCTCGGACGACTGGATCGCGGCGAGGTCGGCGTGCGTCACCTTGTCTTTGGAGGCCCTGCGGATAAGGTCTGCGGTGGGGGCTGACCTTGGGAGCGGCGCAAGAGTGATGCCGCGCGCTTGGAAGAACGCCTGAATCTCATGGACTCGTTTCGGCGACACTCGGAACCGCGCCCACTTATTTGCGCACTCTCGCGATACGCCGAACTCGCGGCCGAATTGCGCGCACGACATGCCAAGCTGCGCCAGCGCTGGACCGATCTTAGTTGTTTGCCAGACGCTCCAAGCTGGGCCGGACGCATCAAGAACACGGCCAGCGATACGGCAGGCTTCGATGTAGCTCAGCAAATCGACGGAGGGGCGGAACCACTCGCCGCGAATCAAGTCGACGGCGAAACGGTGCTCGATATAGCCCTCTTCAACGTACCCGCCGGGAAATTGCGCCAGCATGACGAGCGTGTAGGGAGACCAGACCTGAAGGCAACACAAGCGAACCTCAGGATTTGCAGATGCGCCGACTTTGATCGGCCCGCCGCCCTCGACCTGGAGAAAATAGACGGACATTACTCGGCCGGCGCCGGAGCTGGAAACACGTCGGGGCGTAGCTCGTGACATTTGACCTTGCCACCGCTGGCACGCTCAACAGCAAGCGCCTTCTCGGCCGGCACGCCGTTGTGCTTCCACTGCGAGATGGCCTGCGTCTTGATCCCCAGGGCCTTGGCAAGCGCGGTCTGTCCGCCGGCGGCCTCGATAGCGCGCTCAATGATTTCTCGGCTCATGGCCGGACAGGTTAAGTGTGACTTTCGCTTATGTCAAGCCAGTCTTTCGTTCCAGCCGGTAAGCCCGCCTTTCATAATGGCGGCATGACGCTAGGCCGCCGAATCCGAGAAGCCCGCATCGCAACGGGGCATGACACGCAAGAGAAGCTCGGGGAGAAGCTCGGCGTGTCGCGGGCCGCGATCTCTCAGTGGGAAAACGACGTGGCGCTGCCGGAACCAAAGCGTATCCCAGCCCTCGTTAAGGAATTACGGCGATCTTGGGAGTATTTATCCACAGGAAATGAGCCAAAACCCATAGAATCTGAGGATGTTGGCGTTAAGAAATCGTCAACCTCTGTGAACGACGCTACTGGTGTGGAGAAGGAGCCAACCATGTCACCAGTCGAACAGAGAGCGTTCATACAGGAGCTTGACCCACTGCCCCCAGAAGAGCGCGCGGCCTGGTACGAGCGGATCAGAGCCGCTCGCCTGAAGAGGCAGCAAGGCGCCGAGGCCGCCGCCCAGGACCCTCAGACCGGCCGCGCGTCCTAAGGCTCGTCAAAGCGACGCCGGCCGAGTAACCCGATTTTCCAGGGGCGCCTGTCATGGCGCCCTATTTCTTTGCCTCCGCGCGTAAGTTTGGCTTGACAGTACCGAAAGCGCGGCTTTACACTCCTCCTGTCAGCCACATTGGCTCGACCGGCCCCTCCCTCCCTGGGAGCCGCGATTCCTCCAAGCCTGCCGGCCAGGGCGCTACGAATTCCCTGGCCGGCCCTTTGGGGGAGATGGACGGAGAGAGAGATGAACTACCGAGTTGTTTACGGCGAGACGATGCCGGCATGGGAGCAGATTTTCCCGACGCTGCGCGAGGCAAAGGCTTTCGCCAAGAAACAAGAAAGCTGTGGCGATGTGATTTTCAGCGTCCGAAAGGTTGTCGCAGGCGAAAAGCCGCAGTCGTTAACGGCAGCAATTGATGCAGCCACTGCCACCCCACCCGCCCGGGCCGATTGAGGAGAGAGACAGATGCCGAAGCACACGGCGGGGCGTTGGACATACGAGACAGGCCCGGCCCTGGAAGGGCGCTATCACACCGTCGAGGCAGAGGACGGCACGATGGTCTGCGAATGTTACGAGGGGACCGAAGACGAGCAAGAGGCCAACGCCCGCCTCTGCGCAGCCACGCCCGAGCTACTGGCTGCATGCGAGGCCGCCAAGGAATGGTTGGAAGGCTGGGCCAGTGCTGAGCCATATATACAGAAACTCGAAGCCGCCATCGCCCGCGCCACCGCCTGACAGGGAGAGGGAGATGCAGTCTAACAAAGGCATTGGACGGCAAAACGTCGAGTTCGACGCCATGGATCGTCTCGCGAAGGAGTGGCGCCGGCTCCAACTGACGGCGGTTGTTGACGATGATTACCCCGAAGTCAGACACGACTATGAAGGCGCCTGTCGGGATTTTCTAGCCGCCTGCAAGGCCAACGGGAGGGCAATAGAGGGCCAGCCCGCCAGACTGATCGTCACGCTTTGCGGGTCCACGCGCTTCCCAGATGCCTTCGAGCTTGCCGCCGCGCACCTCGGAATGATGGGCTGCATCGTGCTTTCCGTCGCCATGTATGGCCATGCCGATCAGCCGCGCGGCGCCAAACATCTTTGCCTAGACGGCGACGAGAAGGCGCCCGAAAAGCAAAACCTTGATCGCCTGCACTTCGACAAAATAGCCATTTCGGATGCCATTTTCGTGGTGAACGTCGGCGGCTATATCGGCTCGTCAACGCGCCGCGAAATAGACTTCGCGAGATCGCTTGGCAAGCGCGTCGATTATCTTTTCGCCACCGGCCAGCCCCTTCGCGACCCCACCGCCCCGGCTGCACAGGAGTAGGGACATGAGCGAGCGCCAGACCATCACATGCGATAACGGCCAGCGGGTGCTCGTGGAATATCTTCCGGAGCCGTACCGGTCGGCGGAGGAGCTGCGGGACATGCTCATTGAACTTTCGCAGATGACTGTTGAAACGACTGACGGCGCCTTCCCAACAAAGCCGGCGCTCGACAAAGCCCGCGCCCTCCTATCCAGGATGACCAAGCCATGAGCCCGAGAGATGTGCTGATTGCCCGCATGCAACGCAGGTACGTGAACCTGAAATTTTGCAAGGCCATCACCGACGACATCCTCTCCGCCCTCGACGCGGCCGGGTATGAGGTCAATGCGAAGAATGCCGTACGCGAAGCGCGGGCGGAGGCGCTGGGGAAAGCCATACAGATTTGTAAAGACCGTGCGGAAACTGTTCGCGGTGTTCTGGAATCTAAGCGCCACCGACGATGCCCGCATGCTGAATTGGCCGCAACCGAGGCAAGGGCGACAGATGCGGAGTTTTTGGCCCGCACCGTTAGCGCTCTCAAGGAGCCCGGCACATGACCGCCACCTCGCCCTATCTCAACGCCCCGTCGTTGTCCCTGTCGCAGCATGTCGAGCGGCTGAAGGAACGGCTTGCCCTGGCTCAGGCCGCATGGGAACGGGCACGACAGCTCGGCAATATTTACCTATCCGTCATCCTGTCCGACCGGATGGACTGCATTGAGGATGAGATTGAGGCTTGCGAGGCAGAGATTGCAGGGCGGCGGTCGCCCCGGAACCCGTTTGGCGCACGGGGGCGGCGGGAACTCAATGCCGTCATGGAGGAATTGTTTCCAGGCCAGGGCAAGCGGCTTGCCGATGAATACCGGCGGCAGCTTCGGGAGCAGGTGCGGCTGTTCGACGATGGTCCGGATGAACGGAGGGCTGCGGAATGACGGTTAAACTCGCTGCCTACAGACTGGAGCAGCTTGAGGCCCGCATTGCGCGATTGAAAACCCGCGCCGAGGCGGCGGAGAAGCTGGTGGGGGAGCTGGACGAAGCACTGGAAGAGGCCATCAATATTTTGGCCTATTGCGGCAACATCGAAGATGCGTCGCGTTTGGCCCGCGCCCGCCAGAGGGGAGAGCCCGGTGTCTGAGCGCGAACGCCTTCTGGATGAGCTTGAAGAGGTCGAGTGTCACATGCTGTTCCGGTTCCGATTGGGCGCGTCCGACCGGCTGTCGCTCAGGGCAAAACAGGCGGAGCTGCAAAAGCAGTTGGCGGCGCTGGATGGGCAGAAAGGTGAGTCCGATGGCCGATAGGTGGGATGAAGAGGCCGGCATGATTGTGCTGCAAATCAGGCTTTGCGACCAATTGATGATTTCCGCTGGCTCAGCCGACTTGATCGCCTCCGCCCTTCGCCGCGCTGCGGGTGAGTGGCTGCCGATAGAGACGGCGCCGAGGGATGGGCACAAGATTCTGCTCGCAAAGTTTGTAGGCCACCCAGATCACGCCACATGCCTGTGGTGGTGTGTAGCCGGGCACTGGTCGGCACGCTGGAAGAATTGGAACGACGGCATTGAGCCTTGCGGCTTGGCTGACCCGACATATTGGCGGGAAGTTCCCAAACCATTCCCCTTCCCCGCACCCCCGGAGCCCGACCATGACTAGCCGGGAGACGCTCCTTGCTGAGCTTCGGCGGCTACGGGCTACCGAGGAAATCGCCTACGCAATCGGCAACATCGGTGAAGCACTTGCGGCATTGCGGGCGGCAAATGCGGTCACGGCCCAACTCAATGCGCTTTCTGCGATGCATGACCAGGAGCCCGACCATGACTAGCCCTTACACCCGCCGTCCCGACGCCCTGTGGACCGTGGTCGTGGGCATGGCTGTCTATGGGCTGCTGTTCGCGGCGTTCGTTGTGGGGATAAATTGATGAAACTTCAATTGCCAGAGGCCACCGATGGCGCATGGGCAGTGGAACGGTTCGTAATCTCCGAAGACGACGCCAAGCTTGACCGTATCCGCTCTGCTTTCAAGCCTGGGGCTCGCAGCGTTGAGCCGGGCGCCTTTCATCGGTTGATGCGCAACGGTCGCGTTATCATGTCAAACACGCAGGCAGAGTTGCGCGACCTGATGTATTTCCAGCATCGCGCTACCGGCGGCGTGCTGATTAATGGCCTAGGTCTTGGTGTCGCCGTTCAAATGGCACTTGCTAAGCCTGATGTTCACGCCGTCACCGTGATTGAACTGGCCCCCGAGGTCGTCCGACTTGTTGGCGAGCATATCACAGACCCGCGCCTGACAATGATCGGCGCCGACGCCTATACATGGCAGCCACCGAAAGGACAGCGTTGGAACGTGGTGTGGCACGACATTTGGGATGATATCTGCACAGACAACCTCGACGGCATGAAGGCGCTTCATCGGAAGTATGGCCGGCGCTGCGACTGGCAGGGCAGTTGGTGCCGCGAACTTTGCGAGAGATACGCCCGTTGACCAACCGCACGCGCTCGGCGGGTGACAAGTAGAGTTGCGGTTGGACCGCAATTCCCTATCGGCTCCCTAGCATGCTGGGCGCGCATGTACCGCACGGACTCCCGGCCGCCCCTGCACAGTTCCCCCGGCGGCCGGGAGTAGCGGAGAGGATTATAATCATGTGTCCGAACTGTGGTGCTTATCACTACGAACAAGAGGGCGGGCGCGTTGAGGGCATGACCCTCACTTGCCTCGCATGTGGCTATCGGTGGCATCTCGAAAGCTACCGAGAGGACGGCGAAGACAAGTGGCGCGACCGGGACGATAGGTGATGCCATGACCCCCACCTCTCGCCTCGCCCCGCCGCTGCACATGGAGAGGGTGAGATGAAACCACAGTATCGGCCAATCAGCCTTGGCGACACGCTCGGCTATCTGATCGAAGAGGCCGGCGAAGTCCTGGCCGCAGCGGGCAAGTCCATGCGCTGGGGCTTCCTATCAGTCAATCCAGAGCTGCCCGAGGAACAACAGGAATTCAACGCCGTTTGGCTGCGGCGCGAAATGGCTGACCTTCGCCGCGCTCTCGACATGATGGAAGCGCGCTTGGATCAGGCCGAGGAGATCGGAAACTACGATATAGGAACGGAGCCCTGACATGACCCCCACGCCCCGCACGGCCCCGCCGCTGCACAGCCCGGCTAACCTGTTCTTCGGCCTCGCCCGCACAGACCCGCATTGGGCAGAGCAGGAGCCGCCGTCCAAGCTGGCAACATGGTTCTGGTACGGCCTGGTCTTCGCTGCCGTCGTGGCCGCGCTGTGGATCGCGCTGGGGGTGGTGGCGGGATGAGCGGTCTTGTGCTGGCGATCATGATTTGCATCATTGTCGGCTTCGGCTTTGGTGTGGGCTATCGCTCCGGCCAACTGGATGAGCGCGATAAATGGCGCTGGGATCCAAACCATCGGGAAAGGATGCGCCCATGACCCCCGCCCAGCAACGCGAGCACGCCGCCTGGATGCGCTTCCGCCGGTCGCAACTGCTGAACGAAATCCAGGACCGAACCAAACTGCTCAGCATGTCATACGGCCACGGCTGGGCCGACCGTCCGCATGAGAAGATCGGCGACATAATAGCGAGGCTGGAATGGCTGAGGGAATCACGCTCTGTAGATGTTGTTCGCGACTCAACAGCGCCGCCAAGCTACGGCCAGAGTACCGGTGGACCTGCAACGCAGCCCCCACCGAGCCAAGGCGGAGATTTACTGACGGCGGCTGGCATGAGCCGTACGCGCTCTGCCGGTCAATAAACCGGGGCGACTGTAGCGAATACGTGGAAGGCCCCAATATTTTGACATCGAAGGAGACAGACTGATGCCACTCGTAGCGAAGGATACCGGCGGTGGGGATTATACTCCTGTACCGCAGGGAACGCATCTCGCGATCTGTAACATGGTCGTTGACCTGGGATTCCAGGAGACGACTTACCAGGGACAGGCATCAGTCAAGCATCAGTGCTACATCCGATGGGAACTGCCGCATGAGCGCCTGGACTGGACAGACAAAGAGGGACAGCAGCACTCGGGGCCGATGGTCATTGGCAAAACCTACACGCTGAGCCTGTCGGAGAAGGCCAACCTGCGGAAGGATTTGCAGGCGTGGCGCGGCAAAGCGTTCACCGAACAAGAGCTTGACGGCTTTGATCTGTTCAAGCTGCTCAGCGTCGGCTGTCAGGTGACAATCGTTCATGCGATCAAGGAGGGCAAGACTTACGCCAACATCGCCAATGTCGCCGGCTGGCCCAAGGGCATGCCGAAAGTCGGCACGACGGAGAACGCGATCATCCGGTATTCCGATGACGAGCGGCTACAATTCAACGAACTGCCGCAGTGGGTCAAGGACAAGCTCGCCAAGGCCGTCCAGCCGAACGGAGATGTTCCGCCGGTCACGTCACCAGATGACTACGGCGCGCACGGCGATCTCGACGACGAGATTCCTTTTTAGGGTGTAGCCATGCCCCAGATCAAAGGCGCATTCGAGGCCAAGAAGCACGCCTACCGGCAGACGCAGGACGGCGTGGTAATCGCCTTCACGGTCCATCCCTCGGATGTATCTCCGGACCTCGCCGCCGCGCCGCTAGGCACGATCTTCATGGTCGGCTATGCGGAAGTGGTCGAGGGGCAGGAAGCCGCTCCTGAGCCCGCGCAGCCCGAGGAACCGGCAAAGGAACGCACGCCCTTCCACACCCTGCCCCTGCCAACCCAGACCGGGATACTGGCGAACGACAAGCGGTTTCAGATGTGGGCATGCGGAATATGGGAGGAAGAGGCGGCTGCTGCCTTCATCCGGCGCACATGCGGCGTTAAATCGCGGGCCGATATTTCTGGCAATGCCGGTGCTGTGGTGAAGTTCACTCGCATGTACGAGCAATACATGATCGACACTGGCCAGTGGACTGCGCCGTTGTGAGACGCGAATTCCCCGCCCGTGTCCGCGTTGCCGCCTATGAGCGGTGCAAGGGGCAGTGCGAGATGCCTGGGTGCGCCACGCGGCTGACGGTCGGCAAGTTCAAGTTCGACCACAAACTACCTGATGCCCTAGGCGGCCAGCCGACGCTGGAGAACTGTCAGGTCATTTGCGCGACATGTGACGATGCGAAGACCTACGGCGGCGATATTCCGCAGATTGCCAAGGCCGGTCGGCAGCGCGCGGCGCATCTCGGCAAGCCCCCGTCCCGCACGCCCCTGCCCTGCGGACGCGGGTCGAAATTCAAGCGGACACTGGACGGCAGGACAGTGTTGAGGAAAACCACATGACCATCACAGATGAAGAACTGCGGCGGCTGGTGGGGCTGAGCGAGAAGGCGACGCCGGGGCCGGTAGTAGCTGAAGAAAAGGCGTGGGGGAAAGGCATAGAAGGCGGCTGTGGGGTTATCGCATCGAACGATGAGCTACGGATTACCAACCCGTCGCGCGGCATTGTTGCGTGGGCTTCCAGGCGCGTTGGGATGACCAATGCTGAATGCGAGGCTAACGCTAAGCTCCTTGCTGCCGGCTACAACCTCGCCCCACAGCTCGCGGCGGAATTGCTGGCGGTGCGGGAGGCGCTAGCGGAGATTGCCAATCATGCGGAAAAGGCAACGCGCAACGGAGATGCGGCCATGGCGGCTACGCTGGATGACATAGTTTCCCATGCCCGAGCCGCCCTCCCCGCCGAGGCGAAGGGTGGGGAGCTATGATTGGTCCGAAAGATCGCGCTTTTGATTACCAGAAAACGTGCAACGCAGAAGAACAACGTATTCGTCTTATGGAGGATGGCCCGGAGAAGGATTGGGCGCTGCTGAGATTTAAACTGTTCGACCGTCTTATGTGTCCGTTGGGAGAATAGGCCATGACCCCCGAGCACCCAACCGTTGCGCTGGCGCGGCGCTTTGTGAACGCGGTCGAGAACGGATATCCGCTTCAGCCAGAAGAGATGGACCATTTCAGCATCGCTCAGCATCTCCTCCTGCTACAGGCCGTAGCGGATGCGCTGGTTGAGCTACTCGCGGCCGACAACGTTGAGGCGCTGGACGACAAAGAAGACTTCGAGCATTGGGCCGCGTTCAAGCGCAAGGTGGCTGCTGTCCAAGCTGGATATGCTGCGATCCGCGCCCTCGACGGCGCGCCGGGGCAGGGAGGGTGAGATGAGTGTATTACCTTGGATCGGTCTTTGGTTTTCGGGATCGATTTTGATTGTTCTATTCTTTTATTTGTGGAGCGAGGAATGACCACGCCCACAGCCGCCTATCTGGCGAAAGCACAGGAGTTTTTCTGTGCATATGCTGGTGGAGCACCATCTTTTAAAAAGTATATTCAATGCCCTTTTAAAGGCGAAATCTGTAAGTGCTCTCGCGACTATGAGGAAATGTTAAATGATAGGAAATAAAACCACACCTACTCCCACAGCCGCCGAGCGGGAGAAGGCCGTTGAAATTACCAAGCCGCTTTTGGGCTGGCTCACGTCTGACAAACTAGAAGAAACCAATTCCCGCATCGCCCTCGCGCTGGCCGATGCGAAGACGGCGGCGCTGGAACTAGCGGCGCAGTGGCACGATACACAGGCGGCCCTGTTTCAGCGGGCAGCGATGGGGGATAAAACCAACGGGGCCGGCCGAGCGGCCATGCTGCACCGCCTGCATGCCAATGCAATCAGAGCCCTCGCCAAGGAGCCGACATGACGTGTCCGACGTGCGGCGGCAGCGGTCTCGTAGAGATTGAAGTGCCGCATCAGGAATGTTGCCAGCAAGCCGAATTTGAGTGCGGTGGGGTTGGGTGTTGCGGCCCACGCCAGAGCAGCCACCCGGATCAAGACTGCTGCCCCACCTGCCACGGCACCGGCCGCCAGCCCACAGAGGACAAAGCCGATGACTGACCGGGATGAGCTTGTCGAACAGGTGGCTGATGCCGCTGTCATTTCGCGCGGCCAAGCCCGCGCCGCCATCCGGGCCACCCTCAAGGGCGTGCTGCCGGAGATCAACGTGATTGCCGACAACCCGCCATCTGCCGAACCGCTCGGGCATCGCGGTGATTGGACGGCAGGATGGCAGGACGGCGGCATGGAAATTTCAGCGATGATCGGCGAGCGCATCAAGGATTTCGAGACATGAAGGCCGCCGACGAGCTTGTCGAACAGGTGTCGAGGATGCTCGCCGGGATGTGGGTTTCTGGCGGACACCTGAGCCGCCCGCGCTGGCGCAGATGTGGCTGTGCATCGGAGCAGGCGTATGTCGACCAGACATGGCAGATGTTTTCTGAGGATGCCGGCAAGCTGATCCAGGCCGTCCTCAAGGGCACCCGCGATGCCACACCCGAGATGATCGACACCGGAATCCCCGTCATCTGCACCGGCCTGCCGGCAACGGACACGTCGCTCGATCAACTGTGCTTCGCTCCCGACTGTGACTGCTACAGCAAGCACGGGCTGAAGGTCACGCCGGCTGCATTCCGGGCCATGATGGACAGACGCATCAAGGATTTCGAGGCATGACCCTCCCCTACCCCACAGACCAGGAAAGGAGTACGCATGGAAACCTGGATGACCCCAGAGGATGTGATGGCGCGCCGACCGAAGGAAGTGCATGTGCCTGGCGAACTGACGGAATGGGAGCGGCGGCTGGCCGACCTGAAGCCGCTCAGGGTCGATCTTCCAATCGAGGGAGACGGCACGACTTACCGCGCGGTCGCAGATGCCCTGCGAGTAATGGCGGCGGCGTACGAACGGGCAGCACTTGCCGTAGCGACCCCGCCTGTTACCCGGTTCCGTCAGCTCAAGTGGGAGCTGAAAGAGCCCAGGGCGCGAATACGGGAGCAACTCTTGCCGCGGCAAAGGCCAGAGGTCTATAATAGCAAACGTAACGGCGTTGCGCGGTAACTAGATGTTGCGTTGAATACTTTGGTTACTGTATTATACATTATGCGAAATCAGATTCTTATACAAATTACGTTCGTTGCGACTCCAATTTGTTAGTAACTTTCTCCCCGGTTTCCCCGTGATTCACATCACGGTTTGTTCTCTACCACAGTTTGGTCCCGGATCGGATGTTTGGAGTCGGCTTCAACGTTGCGGCCAAGGAACGAACCAAGTTATCCGGGGCTATTCGCCGTAATAGGCATTATGGAAAATTTCTTGCACTGCCCGCCCTCACCCTCCTCCTCGCCGCCCCGGCCCTGGCCGAGCCGCCAGCCCTCGCCGATCTGGTCGGCGTGCATGCCGAGATGCGCCGGGCCGCCACGATCCCGGAGCCGGCGTGGCCGATGACGGATGGCAAGTTCGATTGCGAGGATTGGGCGCGCTGGGCGGCACGGGCCTTGGAAGCCCGCAGATGGCCCCGTGAGGCGTTGGGCTACTACCTGGGCTACGGCCTGGACGGCGAGCCCCACATGGCGCTCTGTGCCACCCTGGAAGGCCAGGAGAGCCCCATCTGCCTGGACCGGCAGCTCGGCACCATCACTCCGCTCTCGGCCTACGGCAGCGAGTGGAGGCGGGTGCGTTGAGGCCGGTTCCTGCGAAGGTCGGCTGCCTGCGTAAATACCCCTGGTGGGATATGCTGGTGGGCGACGATATCCTGTACGAATGCGAGCCCACGTACCTTGTGCAGTGCCGGATCGGCCGGTCGCTAAACCGGCTTAAGGCGGAACATGGGCTGAAGTTCACCCAACGTGTCGAGCGCGCGCCGGTGCCGGGAATCAGGGTATGGCGGCTGGCGTAGGCTACACCGGATCGCCGGTCGCCAGCTCGACAGGCCATTTGGCGCGCATGCGCTGGCGGATATCGTCGGGCTTCATCGTTGCAAATCCTCGCGGTGGCTGCTAGGGTTTGAGGGCTGCGGTTGTCTCTGTTTTGGAGTTCTAACAATGTTGACGGGCGCGCAAAGATTTCGCCTCCGTTTGGCCATGTGGTTTGCGCATCGCGTTTTGGGTGTGCCTGTCGATGTGCATTCGTCCTACTTTTGCGCAGGGTTAAACGCGCGGGCCAGAAGCGAGCATTGGTCAGACTGCGCGACCAATAACGCACCAGCGCTGCCGGTTGGGCCTTGTGATTGTGGCGGTTACGCTCCATAATCGTGGGGCTGCGGCGGCGTGGAAAGCAGACACGCAGTGCGCATTCTCCCCGGGGTGGGTGTGCCGCCCTACCGTGCAAGATGGCCGGCTGCGGTCGGACCGGGAATAGGGAGCCGGAGTAGCGCCCGGCCCGCAGCTACTCCCCCACCATCCACTGCACCACCGCCCCGATCAGGGCCACGGCCATGATTGCCAGAACGGCCCAGAAGAACAGGTGCTCGGCCGCGAGGATGATCCCGAGGCCGGTCATGGCAACTCCGGCGAGAGGCCGGCGGCGCCCACCAGGAGCGCCGCCATGAACATGCCCCGCATCAGGCGCTCTTGCCGACCGGCGTGGTGGTCACAGCCCGCAGGCCGAGATTGCCGGCACCCCAGACGGCCGTCAGGATGACCTCCAGCGTATCAAGGCCCTGGTTCACCGCAGCGGCATCCGGGGCTACCGTGTCGCCGAAAAGCCCGAACTGCGACAGGACCATGATGCCGGCCATGATCACGTTGAAGATGATCGTGCGATAACCCTTCATAGAAAGTCTCCTAGTTGCGCCGCCGGGGCGGCTGGGGTAAATTCGTGGGGCTTGTCCGGACGCGACGTCCTTGGGGGCTAAGGGCCTTGTTGCAAGTTGCGCCCGGCACGCCCTAAAGGGCGGAGACCCTCGCTGCAAGCACGCCTGCCCTTCTCCGGCGGCCCATGCCGGTTCAGAGGAAGTTCTTCGCGAATTGAGGGCCGTCATCTTCGGGTGGCGGCCCTTCGCGGTTCTAGTCTTCCTCGTCCCCGTCCTTCCAATCCGGCTCGGACATGCCCATCCGGGCATGCAGGGCGCTTACATGCTGCATAAGGTTGAAGACCCGGTGGCGCAGGCGTGAGACCTCAGCCCGGACAGCCGCGTCCCCCCGCTCCATCTTGTACCAGCCGGCCGCGACCGCCCCGCCTACCAGGGCGATCAGCATCATCAGCTCTCCGGCGGACAGCGTGAAACTCATCCCGGCCTCCTGCCTGCGATAATAGACGCTCGCCCGTGTTTCTGCTATGTTCTCCCCACCGCAACCTGTCCATGGGGATCAGACAATGGATAACGAGCAGCTCATCACCGCATGCCTTGCCCTGGTGATTTCGACGAGTCAGTGGACGGTCGCCGACGTCAGGACGCAGGCGGCGGCCCTGTATACCTGGGTCAAGACCAACCAGAGCGAGAAGTACGACGGCAACGAATCCCTGATCGTCGCCTGCCTGTGGAACGCCAAGAACATCGGCCGTTGGGATACCCTGGCGGATATCAAGACCGAGGCCGATAGCCAGTTTGATTGGGCTCTCGGGGTGATCGACTGATGGGCAAAGGGGATCCAAATAGGGATGCCGCAGCCAGCCGGCCTCAGTCTGATCCGAACGGCGGCCCTTTGGCAGTGACGCCCGGCTACAACTTCCTGGGCAGTACGGCGCCGCGTCCGATGAACAAGGGCGGGGCGTCCATTGGCGGCCACCCTGACAACAACAGCAGCCCCGCCGGGCATACCGAGAGCCCGTCACCGAACACAGCCGGTCCTCGGGGACCGAAGGGCAACAAGGGCGGCACCCGCCGGGCGTGACCACCGGGCCGCTCAGGCAGGGCGGCCCCCTCACCCGATCTCAATCTCTCCCATGAACCTGTAGGCGTCCTCCGGGCTGCGCTCCAGCCATGCCGTAGTACCGATGAGCGCCGACGCCACGTTGTAGAGAACGCTGGTCAAGCCCGCCAATCGCCGTTCCGGCCACCCGTATTGCACGGCATGGCTCTTGATCTCCGACCACAGGAACCAGTGTCCGGGCCGGGCCGACAGCAGGATCAGGACCGCCGTCTCATTTTCGTTCAGGTCCAGCCTTTTCCCGTTCCACGACAGGGCGCACTGAGTGGGCAGGAAGATGAGGCTTTTCACGGCGCTCGAGCCAGAGCCACAGCCCGGCCGTCACCAGATTGAGCGGCAGCAGCAGGAGCCACCACAAGACCCGCCTGCCCATGCCTCTGAGGCGCGCCACGGCGGGCGCTCATGACGGCGGCCCCTTGACGAGCCCGAAGTAGCCCGCCACCCCCAGCAGCCCCGCCAGGGCTACCAGGGAGAGCCACCACGCCCGCTTGACGACAGACCGGCCGATCTCGGCATAGACCCGCTGGAATACCAATTCCTCGGCTCGCCGGGCGATCCGCTCGTCGCGTTCGTCCAGGTCCGGTCTCACGTTTCGTCACCGGGCACGGACCAGTGCGCGCCCCAATCGAAGATCACAGCACAGCCGGTCTTTCGGCTGGTGACAACTACGGTCCACAGACCGCGGCTGTCGACAAAGACGGCAAGCCGGGTGCCTGTCTTGGTCACAGCCTCATAGGCAAGGGCCTGACCTGTCTCGGCAGCCAAGGCCGCGCCGATCTCGGCAACGCTGTAGCATTTCGGAGGGGGATCGGCTGGCGGGGCGGGCTGAGCCCACAAATCTAACGGAAAGTTAACAAGCCAGACGGCGAGCGCCGCGGCTATCGTTCGTACAACCATTCGCGTATCCTCTAGCCAGGATTGCGGGTGGCCAGGGACGGCGGGGTGCTGATCCCACTCCGCCGCCCCGTCTTTGGCCTGAATTGTAGGCGTTTCTCAACCGGAGGACTAGATGAAATACCTTATAGCCGTTGCGTTTCTGCTGCTCGCCGCGCCCGTCCTGGCCTGCCCTGGCAAGGTCCCGCAGAATGCGGCCGCACCCCATGTCGAGCCCATGTCGGTAGACCGGGCGGTGGCGACACAGGGGCCTAAGGGATAGCGCTGTAGCCGGGCGTCATTTGCACCGGCTGCATTTCCTCGCCCTGCTGCTCCCGAGTGTTCATCCCGAGATTGAACAGCCGCACATTCAAGCGCCGCGCGATGACCGGCGTGAGCGTCCGGAATCGCATGGTGTTCGCAAGGTCGCGAGCCACCTGAGGATCATACAGGGCCTCCTGCAACAGGGCCGCCGACTGATCCTGACTGTAGCCGCGCATGAAGCGGGACATGAGCGCGATGGTCTCCGTCCGCCAGTTGGTCCGCCCCTGCCGTACGGCCGAGATGCGGGATTCCAGCGTAGTGAGCTTGACCCCGCCCAATGCCTTTTGCAGGGATGCCGCAGGGTCGCTTTGCAGCACGCCACCTGACGGTGCCGGCACGCGGGCCAGAATCTCCGATCCCTGAGCCAGGATTTTCAGGTCGTCGATATGGCGAGAGCTGAGGGCGAGTTTCAGCGCCGGCTCGTTGGCGGCGATGAACTGGCCGATGTCCTTCTGCCCGGCCGCGGCATCCCAGACGGCACGCGCCCACGCCTGTTCAGCCGCCTCGTTACCGCGGATGATCGCCTTCATCTGGCCCATCTTCATCGGATTCTTGAGCGCTTCGGCAACGAGCTGTGGCGGGGTCTTTGTGCCCCCGGAGATGGCGTTGAGCGACTTGACGAGAACCTGATCCTCGATAGCCTGCGAGCGTTCCAGCAGCTCGGCCTCGCGGGCAAGCAAGCCCTGATTGGCTGAGCCGAGCTCGGCGATCTTGGTCCGAAGGGCCGGGAACTGGTCAAGCACGCTGCGGTGCTTGCGCAGCCATGTCTCATAAAGGCGGGGGTCTAACTGCCCATCCCGAACCGCAGCATCGCGTAGATCATCCAGAGCCACCGCCGCCAAACCGGCATCGGCTTCGGGATTGCCACGATAGATGGCGTTGAATTGGCGCGCCGCCTCAACGTCGCCGGGCCGGAAGAAAGTCGTCGCAACGTTCTCGTCCTCCGTTCGGTAGAAACCGCGCCCATCCTTGCGGCGCACTTCCCAGGCGGCGCCCTTACGGAAGCGCTCGACGTAATCGGTGAAATACTGCTGCCGATATTGCTTGTAGGCAGCCGAGAGTCCGGGGTCAGGGAAATCCAGACCTTCAAGCGTATCATCCAGCTTTTGCCGCAGGCCGACAAGCAACCTGACCTTGCGGAAATCCGGGTTGGCCGCAGCCTCGGCGTTGCGGACCTGGAAGCCGATTTCCTCTCGGAGAGCCACAAGATCACTGAAGCTGACATTAACCTGCGTCGGCTCCGGCAATGACGCGCTGGGATCAAGATAGGCAGATTCCAGGCTGCCTATCGGTGGCTCGTTTGGCCCACCCTCATAGGTCTTGGGAGCGCCGGACGGCACTTCATCCGCGCCCACGCGCCGGATGATCTGCATGATATCCGGATAGCGCCGGAGGTCGCGGAACGGCGAGTCCGGCGCCATCGCGGCCACGTCGGCAGCAAACTGCCCGAACGGCACCGTCACGTCGGCTTGGTCAATCCCGATGTTCGCGCGGGTCTTCGCCAGCTCGGCCGCAGCCCGGCGCTGTTCAACGAGAAGCTGGTCCCGCATGCCGAAACCGATCTTGGAGCGATCCGCGATGGGCAGCCGTTGCTCGGCAAGCTGCTGGCGCATGGCCGTCATTTCGCCCTGCTTGCCCGTGATCCCAGCCCGGATGTCATTGACACTCCTGGTCGCCGCGTCGATCACGAATTCGACCGGCTTGCCGGGCGGGGCCTGTCGAGTGGCGAAGGTTTCCAGGGCACGCTCATTGCCCTGCCGGCGCATGGCCGCCATTTCCAGATCCTTGCCGGTCAGACCACGCTCCAGCGCCCGCTGTGTCGCAACCAGGGCCGGGCTCCCCGTTCCTTCAGCAAGGCTCGGCCTGAAGCCGGGGACGCGGCCGGCGATCTCATCGGCTTGCCGCAACTGCTCCAAGGCGCCGGGCGTCAGCTCGCCGCCGATGGTGGCCTGCACCGCCTGCCCGGCCGCGTTGCCCTGGACCCTGCCGCGGTTGGGCAGCAGCCAGTCGATCACGCTGCGGATCATGCCCGGCTCTTCTCCCGGCTGGGTAGGAGGAACAACACGCTCCAGCACCCATTTGCCGCCCTTCATGATCCAGCGGGTAGGCGCGGCGGCCAGGGCCAGGGGCGCGACACCGCCGGCAAGCTGGCCTGTCATCTCGGCACCCGCGCTGCCGGGCGCGATCTCCTGAGCGATGCCGGCGCCCGCCCCTGCCCCGGTAGCCGATACCAGCTCGCCGATTGCAGCGCGCCCTGGCGTGCTCCGGATGCCCTCCATCAGAGCTGCGGCGCCCCGCTGAACGGCATTGCCGGCTTGACTGACCGCCGGGGCCAGCGGGGCAAGGCCCATCGTAAGGGCCGCCAGAGGGGCAGTAGCGCCAACTTCCTGACCGGTCCGCCCGGCAATCCGCTCAGCCATGCCCTGCGGCGGACGCTCAGAGCCCAGAAACCGCTCTTCAACGAACCGCTCAGCGCCTTCCGGCAGGAGCTGGTAGGGCAGGATTTTGGCGAGGCCGCGGTTGAACCCATAGACGCCTTGCTGCAAGAGCCCGCCAGAGTCAGGCTGCTCGTCATCCCAGGCGATCTTGCCGCCAGCGGGCGCGCTCTCTTGGGAATCCCATTCAATGGGCATGTCAGGGCCTATAGGTGCCGGTGCGACCGGTTGACGGGTCGCGGATACGCATGGAACCATCCGCGTTCTTGCCCAGCACTTCCACCGTCACGCCATCGATAACCGCCGTATCGCCCTGCAACGGGCCAGCCGGTGGCGTCGGGACGCCGAGCGAGCCAAGCTTGCTGCGCAGCAGTTGCTCCAGCTCATCCAGGTTGATCCGCGCCTGATCGACCGACTCGAACACGCCGGTAGACGGCAGCAGGGCCTCGATCCGGGCGCGGTCGACATTGCTGAAGCCCTGGCCCACGTCGCCGGAAATCGCCTTCAGCAGGTTTTCCCGCAACACCCGGAGCCGGGTACGCTGGCGCGTCACATCCTCGGACACCGCGCCTTCCATCCCCGGTATCTGGCCGATGGTCGACCCAGCAATTTCCTTGATAACCGGCACAAAGCCGACCGCCGTCAGTTCGTTCTTGAACTTCGCCAGTTCCTCGACCACCGGCATGATGGTGACGGCCTGCCCCGCCATCTCCGTCTGCACGGTCTTGGGCAGGCCGCTCACGTCGACCCCGCCTGAGGTCATGGTGCCGCCAGCCGGGCCTCCCGTAGCGGGCATCAGAGGCCGCTCCGTGCCGTCAGCAATATTGACCAGCTTGGTCGTGCCGTTGATCGGATCGGTGACGGGCCGGACCAGCCCATAGGCAATGTCTTCGGCGTCCTGACGGGGCAGGCCGCGCATCATGAGGGCGTCAATCTGGCGAGCATTCTCATTCGTCGGCCCGGGCGCCCTGCCCGCCGCAGCAATCGCCGACGCCTGATCGGTATAGCCGGGGATTGGGGTGAACTGACCGGCCTGTGCATTCCACTGCATGCCGCCGACCGTCTTAGGCGCATCGCCGCCTTCCATCTGCTTCATGACGTAATCGCTGGCCGCTGTAAGCGCGCCATCAACATCGCCGCCTGCGTAGCGGGTCCGCACGATGCTGTCGACCTCTGGCGGGAGCTGGTTGGTTTGCAGGTATTCCTCGACAGCCTGCGCCATCTGGTCCCGCTGCTGTTCGGTAAGCGCAGCCTTCCGCTCATCGCGTTCCAGCCCCCGCAGTTGCAGGTCATAGAGCTGGTCCTGCCGCTGCTGATTGAGCGCGCCCTGCTGACCCTGCTGGAATGCCCCGAGGCCACGCCCGAGATTGGACAGCACACCGCCCTGCCCGCCCTGAGCGAGTTGCGCCCCAAGGCTCAGCACGCCCTGGCCGAACGCCTGACGGCGGGGGTCGGTAGCGGGATTGGAGAGGACGCCGAATGCCATTACCAAAGCCCTCCGCTAACACCCGCTCCATATCCGCCGAGGAGCAGGCCACCACCCTGCAAGAGCTGTTGAACTGTGCTCGCGCTCGGCTGTTCCGTCGTGCTGGTCCCGCCAACCGTCCCGCCGGAGATGAGCGCCATGTACCGGGCAAGCTGGTCTTGCGGGCTCTGCTGGGCAAAGTCGAACCGCTCGCGGTCGGCGTTGATCTGCTGCTGGCCGTACTGGTCCCGCATGGCCCCGGCCTGCCCCACGGCCGCGATATCCCGGTAATCCTCGGCGGCGAATTGTGGCGACCGTGCGGCGGCGGCTTCCTGGTTGCCACGCTCAAACTGATAGTTCTGGCTGGCGTAGGGAGCGTAGGCGCTGGTCAACTGGTCGACGAGCTGATTCTGATGCGCGTTCGATCCGTAGCGCCCGGCGCCGGAAAACTGGCTGGTCACGCTTGGCAACACCTTGGAGGCCACGTTGCCGTACACCGCATCCTGCATGGGGTTGCCGGCAAGGTACTGGCCGCCAACGGTGCCCTGCTGCTGGGCCTGGGCGCTCTGCACAAGCGGGTTGCCGGTCATGCCTCGGCTGGCGAGCGCACCGGTCGCCGCCAGCGTCTCCGGGCTCTGGGCGGCCAGGGTTGACCCCGGATAGAACGACGGGCCACCCGTCTGGTACTGGTTTTGTGCCTCGCCGAGCGCATGCTGAAGATAGGGCTGCGCATACTCTGGAGGGTCGTTATTCTGGACAACCGTATCGGAACCGCCGCCGCCGCTCATAGGTCTCTCCTCAGGATAACAGCCGTCGACCACTCAGGGCCGAGCGCCCTGGCCCATCCCTGACGGCCATGGCGGACTTCAAGCCCGTCGCAGCCCTCTGACCGCGCCCATGCCATCAGGACGGGCAAGTAGTGGAACCACCGGCCCATATTCGCGCCGGCCAGCAAGAACAGGTTGCACAGCAACCGGCGGGGGTAATTGACAAACTGAGTGATGCAGATAGCCTCGATCCGGTCGCCCTGGGCCACATGGAGCTGCATCTGCCGCTTGATTAACGCCGCCTTCACGTCTTCCGGCCAATGCGTACCGGCGCAATATTCCAGCCCCCGGACCACAAGCCCCTCGATCTCCGGCCAGACGGCGTCGATCCGGTCGGATTTGACGCCTATAAGGACAGGCAGGCTGTCAGTAGCCGTTCTCACGCCGCGATCTCCCGCAACTCTTGGGGCTGGCGTTCGGCAGCATGATGCCAGAGATGACAGGGACGGCACATCCAGACCACCAAGAGAGGCTTGCTGTAGTCCGGATGGTGCATCTCGACATTAAAGCTTCCGCAAGCACATGGCTCCGGCACCAAATGGCCGCGGCGCTTATAGACTCCGGCATAGCTTCGCGCGGTGTCCTTGAACCGCTGTTCTGGGGTCAACGGATGCGTCTTGCGCCAAGCCCGCATCCGTGCGTTTTGACAAGACTGGCAAGACCGCGAATTCGGGCGGTAGGCGCCACAAATCCAGCACGGCCCGCCCGTCCAGGCAGGTATGTTGCTCATTTCATTGATGTTCCACAGAAACAAATGACAGCAGGACTTACCTGCTGCACGCTAAAGCAGGGCTACTTATTCCCGCCCTTGCTGCCCGTGCCCTTCGGCCCCGCGCCGGCAGAACCACCGCCGCTGCTCTTGCCACCGCCCTTTGCAGACCCGCCAGAGTCCGATCGCTTGCCGCCGCCGTTGCCGCCGGCCTTGGCCGACTGCCCGGCAGCCTGTCCGCTCTTGGCGCCGGAGCCCGTCGTGTTACCCCCACCTACGCCCTTAGCGGCGGCGGAGGACTTCGCCGTAGCCTTGGCCTTATCAAGCGCGGCCTGGGTAAGCGTGCCGCTGGCGGAGCCGGCAACGGCGTTCTTGATGGCACGGTCATACTCGGCCATGACCGCCTGCCGTTCCGGGCCTTGTGGAATCGAGCCAGCAAAGGCGGCGCGGGCGGCCGTGGCTGCCGCGCTGGAAACGGGCGCGGGAGCTTTGGCAGGAGTCGACAGAACGCCGCCAGCAGGAGCCGCAGGAGCACCGGAGAGCACGCCGGGGGCGGGGCCGATCGGACCGGCCGGGTTGAATTCGTTCACCAGCGAGGCCGCCTGCGCCCTGGCCGCCCCCATGACGCCGGGGTCCATCATGTTCTGCATGCCGGTGATGCCACCGGTCCCCAGCTCGCCGTAGCCGCCCAGGCCCTTGGCGTAAGGACTGTCGCCCAGGAATCCACCGGTTCCGGCATAGAGATTGTCCGGGCTAAGAACGCCGCCCAAGTCGATAGGCTTGCCCGTGATCTTGGACATCATGTCGGCCTGCTGTTGCGCAGCACTTTGTCCGGCCATGGCATTCCCGGCCGTGACCAGCGGACCGACCCCCGGGATCAGCATTCCAAGGCCCGCCCCAATCGCCGCCGCCGTGTCCGAGTAGCCCGGCGCATAGCCGGGGTTGCCCTGCCCGAGAACTCCCGCATCATTCCCCCGCCCGCCCTCTCCGGGGCCGACCCCGCCGGCCGCTTGACCGCCTGCGGGGGGCGACAGCACGCCGCCGCCTTGGGCGGGTGGCGGCGACAGTGCGCCGCCCGGCGAGGCTGGTGCATTGAACGCGCCGGGGGTGTATGGGCTTTGATAGCTCGGCGCGGTCTGGAACGGGTTATAGGCGCCGAGCTGCTGGCCACCGAAGCGCTGGGAGAAGAGTTCAAATGGAGTCGCCATCACGGTCTCTTTCCAGTTTCCGCATCGATCTTCGCCGCAAGCGCAGCGTCATGCTCGCGGATCGCCGCAACCACGTCGGCAAGCGTCGGCTCAGCCTTGCGAGCCGCTTCATATTCCGCTGTCCACTGCGCCAGTTGTTCGGGAGTCGGCAGGGCGCCCAGGCTCGCCGGCCACCCTGTGATGGTGATCGAGCCGTCCGGCTGCTGCTTGGTCCTGATGCCAGGCGCATGGTCGAACTTCCACCCGAGAACCGCGCCGATCATGGCTTGACCTCAATGACAATGAAGGCTGAGCCCATAGCGCCGCCAAATCGCTGCGCCCCGGTTACGCCGTTGAATGTCGTTGTGCCCGCGCCGTTGCTGCCGGCGCGCAATGCAAAGGTGGTCGCGCTTGTCGTCCCGGCCGCCATGGAGTGAATGAGGATGCTGGGGGCAACCGCAGCAACCACGTCAACACGATGGGTATTGGCTTTCAGGGCCGCCGCCGTGCTGTCCTGAAACAGCGCGAGCGTCATATGTCCGGTTGTGGATGACGAGAAATTCAGCACCGCGAAGATCAGCAGGGTAGACGTGGCGCTCGTCGGCGTAATCGTGGCCGACATGTATTCGTCGCCCTCGGACAGGGATTGATCGGGGATCGTGTCGTCGAACGGAATCAGGGCCGTCCCCGTCGCCACAGCCCCGTCAAAATCCGTGACGATCTGCGCCACGGTGCCGGTGAGCGTTGCGGTTATGGTCGGATTGCCAGCCGCCCCATCGCCATTAGCGACGGTGATCCCCGTGCCCTCCGTGATCGTTCTGGCCGCCGCCGTTCCGGCCCCGGTGCGTGCGAGAATGCCGGCGGTAGCAAGCGCGGCCAATGCCGACAGATCGGCGTCGAACGCCTGAACATTGGTCCCGATGACCAGCCCGAGATTGGTCCGGGCATCTGCCGCCGTGCCGGCTCCCGTGCCGCCGTCCGCCACGGCAAGATCGGTGATCCCGGTGATCGAGCCGCCGGTGATCGCAACACTGGCCGCCGACTGAGTTGCGATAGTGCCGAGCCCGAGAGATGTTCTCGCCGTCGCCCCTGACTCGGCAACCCACGCCGCGCCATCTCCGACAATGATATTGCCGTCCGTCTTCGCTAGGCCCGCAAGCGTATCGAGATCGGCATCCCAGGCTTGGACGTTCGTGCCGATGGTGAGCCCGAGGGAGGCCCTGGCCGTGGCCCCCGATTCCGCCACCCAATCCGTTCCGTCGCCGACGATGATCGTTCCATCTGCCGGAGTCAGGTCAGAGATGCTCGCAAGGTCGCTGTTGAGATGCCCCTGCATGGGCGTAGACATGCACCAGTCGGCAAACCGGCGAAGCGCACCGTCAACGAGAGGGATTCCAGTGCTCGGCAGCGTCGGGCCGGTGTAGCCGGTCAACGTTCGCCCTCGGGAACGGCCTCAACGTCAACGCCCAGCGCATTATCCCAGGTGTCGTCCTCTGCAATGTTCACGCGCGCACGGTGGAACCTGCCGGACGAACGCTGCGGAGAGAGCCCGCTGCCGTTCATCGCGACGGCCGAGCCAAACGTCACCGTATCGTTTGGCGCCGACCGGGCGGCAACAGCAACGGTGATATTGGCATCCGTCCCGCCGTCGACAATCGGCCTGATGCCCTGCACGAACGCGCGCCGGCCGGGGAATATCTGCGCTTCCGTCGTCTCGATCGTCGCCGGAAATGACCCTGATGTTCCGTTAAACCCGACATGCCGGTGAGAGGCATTGAAGGCCGTCAGGGTAAAGCCCGTGCGGACATTGGTCATTATTCTGCTCCGGTCATGATCGTCTTGGCCGCCACGATGAACTCGACGACATTTGCGCTGTCGACCACCGCCTCCATGCGCGACCACCGCTGCGACGGCCAGTGATAGAACAGCAGCCGCGCGTCTCCATCCGCGTTCTGATAGTGGACGCAATAGAGCTTGCGCACCGTATCGACACAGGCCGACTTGATGTAGGCCGGCGTGACGTTGCCCGGAAACTCGTCTCGAAAGAACCGGTCAACCTTCCCCTCGCCGATGGGGATCAACTGCTGCCCGCCAACCAGCATGTAGAAGGCATCGCCGGAATGGAAAAAGCAGATGTTCTCGAATTGGGCCAGCGACGTATCGAGACGCATGCCTACGTTGGACGTGATCTTGTCGAACTGGAAAATCAGCGGCGACCCGATGTAGGTCTGCCGGTAGATGGCGTTTTCCATGAACGTCACGCCGTACTCACCGCTTGCAAGGCCGGTGATAAACCCGCCTTCAGGGATGGTCTGCGTGTCGCTCTGTGTCGTCGCCGAGGGCGTCCAGTCTTCGGGATCGTCGATAGCGCTCCAATGTTGCGTATTGCTGAGCGGCGCCATGTTCACAAAGTCCCGGACCACGCTCACTACCTGCGCCCCTGATGGCGGCGAGCCGGCAAGGGCCGAGAAATCGGTATCCGTGCCCTCCAGGAAACTCTGCGGCGCGCCCGAACCGTCAACGCCGATCACCCGCGCCCCGAACTTCACAAATCGCCAGCGGCCTGCCGTGTAATCGCCGCCCGCAACCCGCGTTACATCGGCCCAAGCTGCCGGAGCGATAGCCGCCGCGTAGCGGTAGAGCTTCGCCACCGTCCCCGCATACATCCATTGAGTGCCCGCTGCCTCCAGGCTTGCCGGCTGCTGCTCGCTGTAGAAGGCCCCGATGACCGCCGCGG